CAAGACCATCACCAAGAACCACAAGTATGGTGATGAACTGGCAATCTTGAGAAAGACCCTTCATGCGGTGATTCACGGAGAGCCGATTCCCGAAGAATTTGAAGCCTACTATGCCGAAGCAGAAAGCGTAAAGGCAGAGGTCAAGGCTAGGCTGAACTGAAATCAAGACCCTCAGAAATGGGGGTCTTCTACTTTCCTTTATTCTTTCTCTGTGACCTTGACTTTGTGCTATCACTGTGTTATCATAGTGCTATGAATGAAGTACAAGTGAACATCAGAATGAGCAAGGAACTAAAAGAGAAGTTAGAGAAACTAGCCGAAAAAGAAAATCGGTCAGTAAATAATCTAATCAACACTCTTTTAATCGAAGCAATTAAGGGGAGAAAGAAATGACAGAAAAGTTAATACCATGTCCGTTTTGTGGAGAGGAATCAAATATCTATTTGGGTGATTCCACGGACGGATACATCAGAGGCACTCAGTTTGTCGAAGCGTACTGCAATAAATGTGGTGCGAGAATCAAAAGGCGTTTAGTTTCTGAAGCCATTGAAGCATGGAATACTCGTCCTTCTCCTTGGCACACAGGAACACCGACAGAGGAAGGATGGTATCTGATTGCTTTCAATTATGAATTTGAGGAAGGTGTACGCTATACCACCGATTATTTCAAAGACGGCAAATGGGCGTTCCCAATGGTCAGAGACATATCCAAACTTAGGGCTTGGCAGAAGATAGAGCCGTATAAGGAGACAGAGTAAATGGCAGAGAATGAAAAATCATTAAGAGATGAAATTGCAATAGAAGCATTAAATGGAATGCTTGCACATTCAACAAGATATAAGCCAAGAGAAGGTGCTTATGTTGATTGGCATTATTCAATTGCAAAAGAAGCATACGAACTTGCTGATGCTATGCTCAAAGTAAGAAACACGAATCCTATTGGGAGGACTAATAATGGCAGGAAAGATTCAAAATTGTCTTAATTGTGTTCATTTAAAAATTATTGGTTATATAAATGATATGCCTTGTTGTAACTGTGAGCTAATGTGATTAGACCTTGCCTTTATTATCTATGAGGATATACGCTGTCGCTCAGACATGGTGATTGATTGTAACGCTCTTTCGTGGTAATTTGTAGTTAGAAAACCAATTAAGGAGTGTCTAACATGAGAGATTGGAAAGAGTGGTTTAAGTACGCAGGTATCAGAGCATTAAAGACAGTGGCACAGACCGCTATCGCAACTATCGGCACATCGGCAATGATGTCTGATGTCAACTGGGTTATGGTCGGAAGTTCATCGCTTCTCGCTGGGATTCTTTCTCTGCTGACTTCACTTGCAGGAATCCCCGAAGAAAAGAAATAATGTTTCACGTGAAACATCGGGCGAAAGATGAATGAGAAGATTAAGAAGATTTTTGTTGGCATCGGTCTTGTTGCTGGTGCTGTGCTCGCTTTCCTGTTGGGCAGAGGATGGAATAACCCTCTCCGAAAGCGAGTTTCAGACACTAAAGACATCGTTGATAACAGCAGACGAACAGTTGACGCAATCGGAGCAGGAAATAAACAGCTTGAAGAATCTGCTGAAAGAGCAGGACAGTCAGTTGGCAACGCTCACGAATCAGTTAAACGAGGCATCGCAGTCCTTGAAGAAGCTGAAAAACGCAGTCGGCTGGAATAGTGTTAAAATAGTTGTAGTAGGAGTTGCAGGGTTTGCTCTTGGGGGCTTCACTGCATGGCTCTTAATGGGGGGTCTAAATGCCCATAATTAAGAACAGTTTGGAAAACGTTTTCAAAGTCGCTGGTGTTCCGTCATTCAACGAGTTCTATAACATCGGCATATATCCGTGGAAACTTGTTTACAGAAATCTGCCCGACTGGATGAATGTGTCGGACAAGTCAATAGCCAATCCCAATGGACAGAGGAAAAGATATCGAATCAACACAGCGAAAGCCGTCTGTTCCGAAGTAGCTAATCTTGTTTGGGCAGAGGGTTCTTCAATCACAGTGAACCAGCTTGGTTGGGATGGAGAGGGGCAAGACCCTCTTGACTTCTATATCAAGGACATACTCAGAGGCAACAACTTCGACACGAAGATGCGTCAGCTTATTGAGGAAAGCATGGCACTTGGTGGTGGCACAATCCGTGTCTATGTTGACGGAATGAGGGACGAGGACGGACTTATCATCGGTGGAACAGAGGATGTTAAGCTGGCATACGGCATGGCAGATAAGTTCATTCCGTTAAGCTGGGACAACACAAGAGTCACCGAGGGTGTTTTCATCGAAAAGAGAGCATCCAAGGGCTGGTATTGGACACGCCTTGAGTTCCACAAGTGGAATGGCGAGGAATATGTTGTCAGTAATGAGTATTACAAGACAGACAGACCACCTGTTGGCAACACATCGCAGGACATATTGGGCGTTCGCAGTCCGTTCTGTGAACTGTGGGCAGGACTTGCTGATGCTGTTCCTTTCCGTGGCTTGCAGTTGGGGCTTTTTACTTATTTCAGAACCTGCATGGCGAATAACCTCGATGATAACAGCCCATTGGGTATCAGCCTATATGCGAATTGCATGGACACCTTAAAGGCTCTTGATGTGGCTTTTGACTCTCTTGCAATGGAAATGATCTTGGGCAAGAAAAGAATCATCGTTCCTGCAAGTGCTGTGCGTTCCGTAAGAGACACGAAGGGCAACGAGCATCGTTATTTCGATGCCAATGACTCTGTATATGAGGCTCTTTACACCGATTCATCAGAACAGCTTAAGATTCAAGACAACACAGTAGAGTTGAGGATTGACGAGCATATCAGAGCAATCAACGCTCTGCTGGATATGCTGTCATTCCAAATCGGACTGTCCGAGGGTGCTTTGTCCTTTGACAAGGGTAGAGGAATCAAGACGGCAACCGAGGTCATTTCCGAGAACTCAAAGACCTATCGCACAGTCAAGATGATGCAGAAGCCGATTCAGCAGAGCATCAGAGACTTGATTGACGAGATTATTGACATTTCATGTGCTTATGACATCAGCTTCACTTGGGAGAATAAGACCTATAACGTCTATGAGTTGGTCAAGAACGGCTACCATACTGTGGTTAATTTTGACGATTCAATCATACAGGACAAAGACGCAGACAAGGCACAGGGATTGAGGGATGTTCAGAACGGAGTGCTTTCCAAAAAGTCATACATGATTAAGTACATGAAAATGACACCCGAAGAAGCAGACGCAGAATTGGAGAGGATTCAAGAAGAAGGCAAGCTGATGGCAACGGCAAGAGTTGTTGACATGGACTGGAGCAACTTAGAGGTATAAACTATGGAACTTACGGAGAGAGTACACAAGTTGGAAATTGGACACCATGACCATGAAACACGCATCAAGCGTGTTGAGAAAGAAAACGAGGAACAGAAGAAGGTCGAGCAGAACTTCCATGACTTCATCGTTGCCACCGAAGCCGAAGCAAAAGGCAGGGACAAGACAATCAAGGTCATGCTGACAGTTCTTACTGTCTTGTCTGCCGTCTCCACAATCGCCTCAGTTGTCAGCAATTTCTTGAAGTAATGCTCAGCAGGGAATTTATAGAAACAGTTTCATATCCCATTACAAGACTTTACATGGCGAGCGAGGACAGATTGCTCGCCTTGATTATCAAGCGTCTGAAAAGCGGGACGGACGGCTTCAAGGTCACTGAATGGGATATAAAAAAATTGTCTGACATGGGTGGGCTTACACGTGAAGCCGTCAAAGAGATAGCCAAGACCTCAAAGCAAGCCAAGAAGCTGTTGGAAAGTGTGCTGACCGAAGTTGCGAAGAAAAGCCTATCTGTTGACGGAGTGGACACAGAGGTGACTACTGGTGTAACACAGACCATCAAGGCGATGGAAGCCCAAGCGTCAAGCCATCTGAACATCGTGAATACAACCATGCTAGCAGGAACGCAGGACAGCTTCGGCACGATTGTTGCACGGCTGGACAACGAAAGAAACATCATTCTGAATGATGCTACTGTTGACCTTGTGACAGGACAGAAGTCATTCCAGTCAGTTGTATCACAGGCGATAAAGGAACTTGGCGAGGCTGGGATAAATGCTTACACCGACAAGGCTGGCAGAAACTGGACTCCCGAAGCATACGTTTCTATGGACTTACGCACGACATCTGCACAGACTGCAAGGGGCGTTGTCGAGGCACAGGGCAGGGACTATGGCTTGGATGTCATTCTCGTTTCGTCTCACGCAGGTGCAAGACCGAAGTGTGCCCCGTATCAAGGGCGTTGCTTTTCCATGAGTGGCAGATACGGAACGATCACTGATGCACAGGGCAGAAAATGGGACTTTGAGCCGATAGACAACACAAGCCGAGGTGAACCCGATGGGCTTTTCGGCATCAACTGTGGACATAGTTTCCGTTACATCGAGGAAGGTGCTTTCATCAACAGGGAGAAGCAGACACCCGATGATTCTAGGGCTGGAGAAGAAAACAAAAAACAGTACGCACAATCGCAGGAACAGAGGTCTATTGAGCGTGAGATTAGAAAGTACGAAAGGGAATCGGAACTGCTAAAAGAAGCAGGGCTTACCGAGTTTGCAAAAACCCCAGCAGGAAATGCAAGAAGTGCTAGGGACGAGTACCGAGCGTTCTGCGAGGAAACAGGAAGAACCCCACGCTGGGAGAGAACACGTATCTATTGATTTGTAACAGAATTGTTACTATAATAACATTGACGGATGTGGCACGATAGACCACACAATCTCGCTGATGCTGACAGCGTACTAACAGCAATTCGCCGTGGGGCGTAAAACGGAGTTGTTTATGGCTTTTACAAGACGCTACTTGAAAGAGTTGGGTTTGGAAGATGATGCAATCGACAAGATCATGGCTGAACATGGCAAGTCCATCGAGGGCATGATAACCAAGACAGAATCCGAGGATGCTGTCAAAAAGGCAGTCGATACTGCGAAAGCTGGTTGGGACGCTGACCACAAGCCGATTATCGTCAAGGAATCGGACGAGTACAAGGAACTTGACAAGAAGTACAGCGAACTGGTTCTTGGGAATCAGCTTGCAAGTGCCAAGGTCAAGGACAAGTATCGGGATTTCGTGAAGGGCAGACTTCCGAGCGACAAATCTTTTGAGGACGGAATTGCAGAGGTCAAAGGGGAGTACCCCGAATTTTTCGATGCAGATGAGCCACCGAAAAATGACCCACCGAAGAACAAGCCGTCTGTTGGTGGTGGAGAACCCCCGAAAACCGACCCTCAGCTGTCTGAGGAAGATAAAATCAAGAAGGCGTTTGCAGACGCTTTCAAGAGGTAAAACATGGCAAACACAATTAACTATGCACAGGTATTCAACAGTGTTCTTGACGAGAAGTTCGCAATTCTTTCAAGAACAAACTACATGGAGCAGAACGCAAACGGCATCGTTTGGCAGGGTGGAAAGAAAATCAACGTCCCGAAGCTGACATTGCAGGGACTTGGAACTGTCAGCGGATGCACAATCCCCGATGGTGACTACACATTCGAGTACGAAGAGTTCCAGCTTCAGTGGGACAGAGGAAGAAAGTTCTCCATTCCTCGCTATGCAGTAGATGAGACAAACTTTGCTCTTACTGTCGGCAACATCATGGGCGAGTTCATGCGTCAGCATATCGTCCCCGAAGTCGATAAGCTGAGACTTTCAACTGTCGCAACAAAGGCTATCACAGCAGGTAACGTGACCTATGCAGGTTCAGCCCTCGCAACACCTCTTGCCTCACTGCTCGATGATATCGCAAATGTGCAGGACAAGATTGGCGAGGATGTTCAGCTTTACATCGCTGTCGCACAGACAATCAAGACTCAGATTATGAAGTCCTCTGAGATTACAAAGTATCTGTCTGTCAGAGACTTTGAGATTCGCTCAATCAATATGCAGGTTGATGCAATCAATGACCAGTATCTTATCGGTGTTCCTTCAAGCTACATGAAGTCAGCCTTCACAGCTTATGACGGAACAACCGCAGGTCAGACTGGCGGTGGTGTTGTTCCTGCTGATGGAGCAGTCAATGTCAACTGGCTCATCACGGCTTCCAACGCTTGTGTTGCAGTCGGTTATCCGAGAGTTGAAAAGGTCATCGACCCCGACACCAATCAGGCAGGCGATTGTTGGCTCGTTGCTTTCCGTATCTATCACGGAATCATCGTTCCCGACAACAAGCTGGACGGAGTGTGGGTCAACCTTATGACCACAGACCCCAACGCTTGATTGTGAGGTGTACTGATGCTTGTCACTTAT